TCAAGCAGCCTTTTCCAACCGGTGTTCGTAGAACGGGTGCCGCTTGTCGTCGAAGATCGCGTACAGGGCGGCCAGGTTGCCCGGCTCTGGGTTGAGCCAGGCGTCGATGTGCTCGGGCTTGATGTTGATGATCGTCCGGTCATGGCCGGCCGCGGCGACCTCGGGCTCCGGCTCGTCGGTGATGGCCGCGAAGCTCAGCAGGTCTGGCTCCTGGCCCTTCGGGTCGCTCCAGGCTGACCACAGACAGGCGACCAGCATGGGCTCGCGGTCCCGCGGCGTGAACTGCAGCACCTGGTTCTTGCCGTCCGGCCCCTCCACGTTCTCGTAGAAGGTGTCCACCACCAGGATGCCGTGGTTGCGGCCGAAGGCTTCGCGCCAGTAGCTCTCCAGGCTGTCCCGGCGGGCGTTGTAGGTGCCGGAGTAGGTCTTGTCGTAGGAGGCCGGCTTGCCGCACAGCCTGCACTGGTAGCGCATGGGCTTGATGACCCGCTTCCCGCCTTCCCACACGATCACCGGCGCGTACATGCCCGGGAAAATCCGGCTGTCGCGGTCCTGCGGCTCTGCGCGGCGCAGGTCGGCCAGCTTGAGGCTGGCGCGCTCGATCTTGTTGGTGGCCACGCGCACGTCGTTCTCGGCCTTCTTCGTGGCCTTGGCCTGCAGCGAGCGCTCGGCGGCGTTCAGGCGGGTCTTCTGGGCGAACAGCTCCGCCTCCCAGCGGCTGGCCTCGTCCTGGTTCCACTGGCGAACCTCCGCGGCGATGCCGGCGACGGCCGGCTCATCCGAGAGCAGGAAGCCATCGTCCATGGCCTTCGGCGTCTTCGGCCGGGCCTTGCCGGGGTCGTGGAAGTAGAGCTTGGCGAAGTCGTCCAGCGACATGATGGCGCCGTAGGTGCGCACCAGCTTGCGGTAGTCGGCCTTGACCTGGGCGGAGTAGCACACGGTCAGCCCTCCAGCTCACCGGGCGCTCCGGCACCTTCGAGCAGCAGCCCGTGGCGGCGCAGGATCTCTTCGACCTGGTCCTCGACCCAGCAGCGGTCGGGCCCCGCCTGGGCGGCAATGTCATCGCCCTGCGAGGCGACCGCCTCCACAACGTCGCCCTCGTCGGTGTAGTCGGCGCGCAGGTCCTCAACCGACCGATCCAGCTCGGCCAACTGGGCGCTCAATTCGGCACGAGAAACGGGCATCAGACGGGCCTCCGGAGACGGGCCGAAAGGCTATCACCACCGCTGTGAGCGGGCGATCCGGGCGTCATGCCGCAGCACAGAACCGCGCCGCCAGCTGCCTGAAGCGTGCAGCCTCGGTCCTGAGCCGGTCCTGTGTCTGTCGGCGACGCTGGCGCGCCCGCCATTCCCCCGTGAAGTCGTCAAGTGATGCGGCTTGCCGCTCCAAGGCTTCCGCCCGCTGCGCGGCCCAGCGGGCCTTCCGGTAATTGATCGTCACCGGCGCATGTTCCGGTTCGCCGATCTCATGTGCCGCGACTGGTTCAAACGAACGTTTTCCTCCCGCGGCGTGGTCGTCAACCTACCTTGGCGCGCCTCAATTCTTGCGCGCAAGTCGCCTTCGCGCAGGGGCAACCTCCCTGACGAATCACACAGCCATCAGGAGAGACCATGCGCATCATAGTCGCCATCGCCCTCACCGCTTCCCTCACCGCCTGCGTGACCACCCGGTCGCCCAGCCAGGCCATCCACAGCTACCAGAGCGCGCGGCCGGCCGCTGAGGTCAGCGCGTGCGTCGCGGAAGTGTTCACGCCGCGGTACTACGGCGGCGTCGGTGTCCAAGGCGGCTGGCCTGAGAAGCCTGTTGGAATGGCCATACGCCCGAGCGGCACCGGTTCGGTTGTGACCACCCGCGGTCCTCTGGATCACGAGCTGGCCACATGCCTCGATCAGTAGTTGGTCACGTCAAGCACCAACGCAAAGAAGGTCTGACGCATGTTGGTCCCGCCGCCCGAGCCGCCTAGAATCTGGAAGAACGTCGCTTGCACGACGTTACCCGCGACAACGGCGCCGGAGGTGAGGATGACGTATCCCGCGCCGCCGCCGCCAGAGAGCGAGTTGGACCCGCCACCGCCCGCCAGTGCAACCGCATAGGTCCGCCCGCTGGGGTACGTTCGCGGCCCGGTTTCTTGGTCTGCGAAATAGTCCACGACGCGCATCGGCTTCTTGCCAGCATCGAACTGCAGCTGACCAGCGGCGTTCCACACCTTGATGCCGAAGTTGCTGCCCTCGTCGGTTCCGAGCACATCAAACACGTAGTAGTCGATGACCGTACCGAGCGGACCCATGACGATGAACGAGATAAGGTACTCGCCAGGCGTGCCTGTTGGCCCCGCGTAACTGTGGCACGGAACGCCGCAGCGCGAGGCGATCATGGGGACCCCTCTGCAGCCACTCACCGTCACCGCCACGGTGTACGTGGTGTTGTACGTCGGGTTGGACACCAGGGTCGTGGCAATGGTGCCTTTGTGCCGCAGGAACAAGTTCTGGTAGTTGTCATCGATCTGGAAGGCATTGCTGCCATCCTGGGAAATCACACGCAGGCCAGCGCCCATCACCGATACCCATAGATGAGCGTGACTGGCCGAGGCCCGCCGGGGTAAGTGAAGTCCGGGCCAAAAATGATCTGTCCGGTCTCTTGGCTCACATCCAGATGCGGCGTATAGCCATGCACATCAGCACTCAGAGGGTGTACCCAAATCTGGCCGTACCCGGTCGGGATGATGAAGTTGCCCACCTCGGTCGCTCCAATGGCGCGCGTGCCAGCCACGCGGGACAGCCGGCTCGTGATGTCCACAATGAGGTTGCCCGCGGCATCCCACACCTTCACGCCTGCGGCCATCAGATTCCAACTCCGAACGCCGCTCGCTTCATGCCGTTGGCGTCAAAAGCCAGCATCGCGGCGTCATTCAATTCCATGTGGCCGTCGCCACCGACCGGGCCGTAGATCGTGAGCGAACCATTCTTGTCGAGCTTCCACCGCGGGTTACCTCCAGCGCCAGTAGCGACCGACTGGATGCTGTTGCCGATCTTGGCGTTCGTGATCGAGCCGTCCTGAATAAAGGCGCTTCGGATAAAGACCTGGCCGCCCGTGATGATGAAGGGCGAGCTGACCGTAGCGCCGGCGCCCGTGCCGTTCAGCACGCCGAACAGGTCGGCATGCACCAGGAACTGCGACTGGACAGTGCCGCTGGAGTTGTCGATGCCGACCGCGAACCCGGCGGCGTAGTACTTCCCGTCGGCGGTAATGCCGACCTTGGCCGACCAGCTCGAGCTGACCGTGCCGTCCAGGGACGCGATGGCCTCGGCCTGCTGTTGGACCACCGCGCTGACCTCGCCCACCTGCGCCTGTGCCGTGGTTGCGATGCTCGCGGCCGCGGATGACTGAGTGCTGACGGTCTGGATGGTGGTCTGGACGACGGCGAGCGAGTCGTCGAATTGGGCCGCTACGGTGTCGATCTTCGTGGACAGGGCTCGGTCCCCGTCCTGCTGGGCATCGACGAACGTCCATGCGCCGGCAAACCGCGTCTCGTCGCCGGCGTAGGCCAGGGTGTCCCCGGCCATGTACGGGTCAACCAGGTTGATCGCGCTGAGCAGCTTGCTGCCCAGCTGGCTCTTGGTGATCTGGCCGGTGAGGTAGTCGAGGATGGGGCCCGCATCGCTACTACTCTCGCCCATCACCCCGCCGACAGCGGGATACCACGGCCCGATGTTCCCGGACCGATCCACCAGGCGGCCCCAGAACCAGAAGCGCGCGCCGGCCGCCAGGCCCATCATCGTGTGGCTGGCCTGGGGGTACGCGAAGTCGCCCAGCTTGATCGCATCTGCGCGGTCGGAGTTGGTGCTGTACCAAATCTCGGTGCGCTGGGTGTCGCTTGCGCCTTCCGGGAAGGACCACTTCAGGTCGATGCCGAAGATCGCCGAGGAAGCTGTCAGGGAGGCCAGCGCCGGCGGCGGGGTGGTCTTGCCCTGGATGTCGGTCAGCGCGCTGAGCGCTGGAATGGACACGGCACCGAGCGCGTTGACAGCGCGCACGCGCGCCAGGTATTGCCCCGCATAGATGCCCCGGATGTCGATGCTGGCAGCAGAAACGCGCCCGGCACGCACCCAGTCCATGTCGTCGCGGCGCCATTCCACGTCGTAGGCGATAGCCTTGTCGGCCGCACCCCAGCTGATCGTCAGCACGTGGTTGGCAATGCCCTGCTCGATCATCGAGTTCGACGCCAAGGTCACGTTGGTTGGCGGCGGCTGGACGCTCGGCGGGATGATGCTGATCGGGGGGAGCTCGATCTTCGCGCCGTCATCAATCGCCGCGAACTTCTGCGGCACGTGCTTGAGAGCGGTTATGTTGAACGTAGTCCCCTCGCCCTCGGTCACGGACAGGACCTTGAAGGTTTGGAGCGCCAGCTCATCGCTTTGCGTCGCCCACACGGCTTGCGGCCGCGGCGCGCTTGACCAGGGCGCGCCCACCGTCACCTGGTCGCCGTCGATCCCGGCAATAGTGCGGGCCTCGCTTCGGCCAGTCGGCAGCATCAACACCAGGCTGTCCCCTACGGCCATACCGGCTGGTGCCTGATCGAGCACAACCGTCTGGCCGCTAGCCGAGCGGATGCGCCCACCGATGCGCCGGCCAGCACGATTGGGGTCGGCGATCTGGATAATCTGGCCAGGCTCTGCCACTACGCCGTCGAGGCCCACGGAAAAGCTAACCGTCTCCTTCTCCAGATTCTCAGACAGCAGAATATGCAGGCCGATGCGCTGGGCCTGCGACCGGGATATGCAGCCGAATGCTGTGACTTCAACCTGCTGAATGCCGTAGCGCGCCACGCCCTCGCGGTACGTCACGGGCTCAACCTTCTGTCGGCCGAAATCGCTCTGGTCGTTCCAGGAGACCAGGGCCACCGTGTGCCGCGCCTTCCTGCCGCTTCCCTCGTAGCTGAAGCGACCGTCGATGACATTGGCCGCGGTGTAGGTGTACACCGGGTCGGTAGGCATGTCGGCCGACGCCAGTACCTGGCCCATGGCGTAGTAACTGATGCCGCGGAACACCGACGCCAAATCTTGCAGGACCTTGTAGGCGTCCTGCCGGCTCTGCAGGTAGACATTGCAGGTGAAGCGCGGTTCCTGCCCGCCCTGACCATCGCTGACCATCTGATCGCAGTATTGGGCAATCTGGTACAGGCGCCAGCGGTCCACCATCTCCGGCGCGACGACGTTGCCGAGCCCGAAGCGGTCGTTGGTGACAATGTCGTAGAACACCCATGCCGGGTTGTTGCTCCACGCCGATTTGAAGGTGCCGTCCCAGATGCCCGAATAAGTGCGCGTCTCGGGGTCGTAGTTCGATGGCACGCGAATGATCCGCCAGCGGCAGTAGTAGCCGCGGGTGGGGATGTTCTGGAACTGGCTGGCGTCGATCTCCAGCGCCACCAGCGCGCTGTTCGGGTACCTCAGCTTCGCGTCGATGATCTCGGTCAGCGAAAGGATGTTCAGCGTGTCGGCGACCAGCGCGCTGTTCGCGTTCGCGGTCAGGCGGCGGAAGCGAATCTGCCACGTGCTGCCCGGAGGAAGATCAATGCGTCTGCTGCGCTCGTACTGCGTGGTGGTCTTCCCGCTGAAGCTGTCCGTCAGCAGCGTGGTGTAGGCGCCGCCATCAGTGGCCACGTCCACCGCGTAGGTGATGCGGTACCCCACGGTGTCGCCGTTGCTCGTATTGGTCCTCTGCAGCGCCGGCACAGCCAGGCGGACGCGAACAGCCGACAACTCGGAGCCAGACACGGTGCGCACGATGGGCGTGTCGCTGCGAAGCTCTACGCCCACGGTGACCTCGTTCTCCACGCTCGGAAAGCCCGCCAGGTGCTCCTGGTCCTGCGTGCCGGTACGGGTCTGGACAGTCACGTTCTGGAAATTCAGTTCTCCGCCGGCACCTTGAAGAGGCGCGCCGTCTAGCACGATCGACTGCAGGCCGTTGACCAGGCCCACGATCTCACCTTCACCGATCAAGTCAACGATCTTGGCGTAGGCGATGGAGTGCAGGCTGTCCGGAGTTTCAACCGGCGTACGCGCCGTGCTCGAGCTCTTGCCGCCAGCACCGTGAAGTTCGAGGGCCTGGGTCACGCTTGGTCCTCCGCGTAGACGCCGCCGCTGATCACCGCCGAGCCGCCCCAGCACTCGCCGTAGCCAGCCGGCACCGGGTTGCCCTGGGCCTGCGTGTTCACGGGGCCGTTGAAGCTGTAGCTGGACTGGTTATCGGGGCTGTCCTTGGCACCTAGGCCCTTTGGCTGTGGGGAGAGCATTTGCACGACACCGCCGGCAATCATGGCGATACCGAGGTTGATGAAGGGCGTGCCGCTGAAGCCGGTGTAGGCATTGAGCACAACACCGACCACCACCAGGACCGCGCCGACTATGGTCTGAAGCACACCGGCACGCTTTGCACCCTGCAGAACCGGGGCGATGCGGATTTCCTGCTGGCCAGGTGGGTCCTGCAACTGGCCTTCGCCGATGTTCCGCTTGCCCAGAAAGACCGCGAATACCACGCCGCGGTCCTTGGCCGAATTGAGGTATGCCGAGAAGCCCGGCAGCTGCACGCAGAGCGCGCGCATGGCTTCTGCGGTGCTGTTGACGGCCAGACGGAATTCGCGACCGAACCTGGCGCCCAGTGCCCCGTACAGACGAATGGTGCGCAGCTTGTCAGCCATGAAGCATCTCCTGGTGGCGAACGATGTAGCAAGTGCGCTCGGCCCAATACCCGCCGTAGGGCACGCGCTCGGAAAGTCGGCCGTGAAGGTGGTGGAGCATCAGGCCGTCGCCGAGGTACACGCCCGCGTGGTTGGGGACGGTCGAGCGAATCTGCATCAGGATCAGATCGCCGCGGCGCAAATCGTCGGCCACGGGCGCGAAGCCCTCGGCGCGCAGGCGATCCATGCTGTACAGCTGCTGCCCCTTGAGCCACCAGTCGTCCTCGCGTTCGTACTGGCTCAACTGGATGCCCAGCTCGCGCGCGTAGAAGTCGCGCACCAGCGTGTAGCAATCGAGCACCCCATGGGCGAACTGACGGCCCACCAGGGGCGCCTCGAAGCCACACGGCTCGATGGTGCGCACGTCGCCGCATTCGGGCTTACCGTCCACCTGCCCCACGCTGACGATGTGCCAGGTCAGGCCGCTGGCCTCGCACTGGACGCGATCTGCATCACTCGGCGTGGCCGGTGCGTTCGGATGGCTGTGGACCAGCGCCAGCACCTGTCCGCTGTCCTCGGCGATGGCGTAGTCCTCTCCAGGCAGGCGGAAGTGCTCGCTCGGCGTTGCCGCAACATTCCGGCATGGCACGTAGGTCTCGCCCTCGCCGACAGCAACGATCAGCCCGCAGCATTCCCGCGGGTATTCGGCCACCGCGTGGGCGTGGATGGCCGCCAAAGTGGCTGCTTGCATTGCTCAGGTCCTCAGCAGGCCGCTGGCCGGAAAACCGCCATACGGCAGAGGTTCGTTCTGCCCGAACCGCAGCTTGCAGCTGGCCAGTCGGCCGCCACACTGGTCCAGGCCGGGGTCACTGGTGGGCTGGTCATTGAGATCGGCCACAGGCGGGCCGCTGTAGCCGCAGTACGGACCGCGGTAGCCGCCGATGGTCACCCAGCCGCACAGTCCGGCGATGATCTGGCGCCGCGGCAGCTGCACGCCGTTGAGGTCGATGGCCGTGGCCAACTGGAACTCAACCGCCTCCGGGGTCTCGGTGACCTTCCGCTCTATGAACCAGATCTCGTCGGGGAAGTGCTCTTCGGGGTCCGCCGTCGGGTTGCCACCCGGGAAGTTGACCGCGTCCAGATACTGCACAAGCGTCTGGCGTCGGATGATCTTGGCGCCCACCAGATCGTCGAAGAGCAGGCACATTGCGGTGACGGTGCCGTCGATGTTGCTCACCCGCAGCCGCGGCGCGGGCGGCTGGTCACTGGTGCGCTCGAAGCCAGTGGCTTCAATCGGCCAAGGGCCATATTCCTGCCCTTGCCAGAAGATCGGCGTGGACTGCAGGTGCGCATGGAACCAGAGCTGATCCGCGCCAATGTCGCGCGCGTCCAGCTCGAAGCCGACGAATCGTGCGCCAGGCTCCAGACTCTGGACGTCGGCCAGGACTGTCATTCGACCCACCCAAACGCATTCGCCTCGGGCAAAAGGGCCAGCACCTGTTCTGGGGTTGTCACGCCCTCGGGAACGTTGGCCAGAATCTCGTAGCCGGCTCGGTAAACTGCGCTGCGCCACGCGCGCGCCGCGCGAGCCTCAGCGTCGAACTGAGGATCCGGATCACCAACGTAGGACACGCAGGAGACAATGTTGTCATACCCCTTGGCCTGCACAACTCTGTCGAGTAGTTGGCTGATCAGCACCTTGGTAGCAGCGACCGGGTCGGGTTGCTGCAAATCCTGCGGCACCTCGGAAGCCAGAACTTCACCGTCCGTAAGATCCGCTGCAGAAGAAATGGCACGATAGTGATGGCCCTTGATGGCGTACATGGCTACCTCTCGAACGTATAGCCGCGGACGCGCGCAACGAAGTTGCCCGACGGCGCGGAGATGAATGTGTATTGGAATTCCTGCGCAGCGTTCAGCGGGAAATCCGAGCTGATCGTGCGACTGGCCGGGCACGAATCGACGAAGGCAAACGGCGAGGACTGGGGCGGACTATCGCTATTACCCAACAAAACCGTCACCGCGGGATCGTTGTTGTTGCATGTGAGGATGGCGATCTTCGACGATGGTGGAACCACAGCCGCGCAAGAGACCGTGGTGGGACTGGTAGCCGATCCGCTGACAACACTGAAAGGGGCCGGGCTGATGTTCTCCTGGTACAACACCTTGCCGCTGGCTACTGAATGCACAAAGTTGTAGAGCGCACCCACAGCGTTCGTTTTTGCGCTACCCAGAAATCTCCGGTTGGCGTCAGTGGACTTCGATCTAGCAGTTCCGCTGTATGGGTTTCCCGGTGCAGTCGTCACCAGTTCGACGGCTGCGGCGCCGGCGCTTTCGAACAGATAGACGTGGTACCAGGTGTTGGCCGCCAGCGCTCCTGAAGTGGTCGTATCGGCGGGCAGCGCGAGTAGTTGGTTACTGGACTCGATATGTGCGGCTCCGGCGCTCACCCGGATGGCATTTACCGCAGCGCGCTCAAGCCGCAAGCCGACGATCATCCCTTTGGATGCCCCGAACAGTTCGTTGAAGTTCGCCTCGGTCTTCTCGAACGCCACGCGGCCCGTGTCGCCGTCGAGGCCGGCGGGCGGCGTGCCGATGATGATGTGCTGCTGTGCCATGGTGGTCTCAGGGCTGGAAGGTTTGCTGGAAGGTCGCCGTCAGCGTGTACACGCCGCGACCGTTGTCACTGACGCTGTGCGCGTCGCACCAGTAGTAGCCCTGGGCGGCAAGCGGTGGCTTCCACAGGAACGACCGGCCCACGTGCGCGTGCAGGAAGTCGGCGATGGCCTGCACAACCGATTCGCGATCGGTAAAGCTGACCTGCCAGGACCGGCTCACGGAGTTGATTCCGTCAGCACTGGACTGGCTGTAGCCATCGCCGAAGTTGGCGCGGCTCACCTTGCCCGTGGCCGTGCCGGAGCTTTGCGTAGTGGCGCGCCACGTGAAGGTGTCGGTCATGCGCCCACCGCCTGCCTGTGGAAGAGACCACCTGGGCGAAGCTGCTGCTGTGCCCACTGGTTAGCCATCGAGTTGAAGTTGCGCGCGATTTCGTCGCCGGTGGGTTGGCCGCGGCCGCTGGTTTGGGTCTGGGAAGACCCATCAGCCTGCACAATGATGTTGGTGTTGAACTCGATGCCGCCGCCACCGCCTCCCGCCGCACTCACCCCGAGCCGTCCATCGGGGCCGCGACGCAGTGGCATGATGGCCTCTGGCCCTGCCTCACCCATGACACCAGCGCCCTGGGCGAACGCGAACAGGGTCGGCTTGTTGACGATGCTGCTCGAGTACTGCGAGAGGCTGGGCGAGTCGTATACGCCGCCCTTGGCGTTGTAGGTGGTGGTCCCGATTGCAACGCTGTTATCGCTCGTCGCCGCGCCGGTGAATGCGCCTGCGATCATGCTTCCAATGGCGACGAGCCCCTTGCGGGCCTCGAGGCGAGCCAAGTCAGCCAGGATGGAGGTAACCAGGCCCTTGACGTCCGCCTTTCCCTTCACCGCGAACTCTGTCAGCGCGTCTTGCGCTCCCTTGAATCCATTGGACCAGGCCTGAGCAGTCTGCGATGCCGTGTCGATCGCTTCGGAACGGTAGTCCTCCCAGGCAGCGCTGGCGCCGTTGCGCCAGTTGCCCATCATGGCGATGCGCTGGGACTGATATTCCCGCTCTGCCGCCAGCATCTCGTCCAAATGGCGCTGGGCGTTGGCAGCCTGGGCATCCCAGCTGTCCTGGTCCGCCGCGACGCTTCTATCCCCCAGGCGCTTGAGCTCATCCTCGTAGGCGCGGCGGATATCCAGCTGCCGCCGCAGCAGCTCCGACGCTTCAGAGCCGTGACCGATCTGCACGAGGTCAGCCTCGTTGCCGCGCCGCTGGTTCGCGGATTGCTGTTCAAAGATTGCGTTTTGGCGCGCCAGCGCCTCCTTGGCCTTGGTCTGCCGCGTATAGCTCTCGGCGGCTTGGTCACTCGCGGCGAGTTCCGGAAGCACTGCCTTGAGCAGTGCCCGTGAGCTGTCCGTCATATGGTTGCTGGCGTCGGCAAGCATCTGCTTTGCCTTGATGGCTAGGCTGTCGCTCGCCGTGACCTTGTCGCCCGTATCCACCAGCTGCTTGTTCGCGGTGATCTGCCGCTCGATCGACTCCAGGAGGGCCTGGGCGCTGTTCGAGTCCGACCTGGCCTTTGCGGCGGCGGCGTTGGCCGCGGTCTTGTCGGCGTACTTGGCCTCGATCGATGCAACCTGCGATGCGATCTCCGCCTGGGTCTTTCCTAGCTTGTTGCCCACCTCTTTGGCGTCGTTGATCTCCTTGCGCTTCTTCGCTTCCTTGTCGAGGTTCTGCTGCGTGATCTGGGACCACTGCTTCTCAAGGCCGATCTGCTGTTCGATGGCAGCCGTGTCCACGACCGTATCGGCCGCGCCCCGTCCCGGCGAGTGCTGCGGGCGGCCTGCAGTGCTGGCGGCGGCGCCTTGCTCGCCCAGGTACTTGCGGCCATAGGCATTCAGCAGCTGCAACTGCTGTAGCGTCGTGAACGGCAGCAGGTCTCCGAAGCCCTGAACGCCCTTTGCACCAATCTTCATGGCTGCGATGCGCGCCAGCAGGTCGGCGTATGTCTTCACTTCGCCCACAACGCTGCTGGCGTAGTCCTTGACCTCGCGCCACAGCTGGGTGGTAGCGGGGAGCGCCGCTTCGGAGCGCCGTGCCACCTCGTCCAGGTGGTCCGCATAGATTCGGATGCCCTCGGACGCAGCTTCCTGCGCCTGGCCCTCCTCCGCCAGCAGGCGCACGCGCTCCATCTGCGCCTGCGTCAAGAAGTGCTCTGCCTCGTTGAGCTTAAGCAGCGCCTTGACCGGGTCATTGGCAATGTCCTTGAACCGATCAACAGTCGAATCGATGGCCTGGCCGGCGCTGGCCTCCATCCGCGCCGCAGCGCTCGCCACGAGCTCGAACTGCTCACCGGCGAAGCGCCCGGACTGCGCGACGGCTCGAATAGCGTCGCTGGCGCCGCCCCGGGTAACACCATCCAGACGGTCCAGCTGCACGGACAACGCCTGAAGCTCGGCTACTGACTTCCCAGCGTAGCCGCCGGTCAGGATCAGGGCGCTCTGGAAAGCCAACTGCTCGTCGCTGGCCGATTTCCAAGCCAGCGCCAGCGCGGCGACCGCGCCGGCAGTCAGGGTGATCGGATTGATCAGGCCAGCGAGCGCCGTGCCCACGCCGCGGATCGCAAGGCTGGCGCTGCCGAACTGGTCGCGAATCTGTCCGCCCTGCTGCAGTAGCACCAGCGCCGGGTTCTGCCCGCCGGCCAGCGACGTGATTATGTCCGTACCCTGCGCAGGCAGCATCGCGAGCGCCTGGCGGTACTGGCCGGACGCGGCCGCGCTCTTCTGCATCGAGGCGACCTGCTTGTCCAGCAGCGACGTCAGCCGCGCGGCCTGTTCGCCGCTGGCCTGCTGCGCGATGCGCCACCGGATAATCTCTTCGCGATCCTTGCCGAGGGTCGCGATCTGCCGCTCCAGCGCCTTAATTTGGCGATCCGTGGCGCGGACCTGGCGCTGGCTGCCTTGCTCGACCTCCGTGGTGAGCGAAGAAACCGATTGCTTCGCCCGATTGACGCCCGGCTCGACCTTACTGGTGTCGATCTCGATGTCGATTCGGGCGGTGCCGATGTTTTGGTCTGCCATGGGGTCAGCTCTCGTTGATCTGCTTGATGGCGGCCACCTCGATGACGGCCAGAGCCGCCATCAGGTCATCGCGCTCGGCGCCAGCGACGCCGATGTGCGACAGCTCGTTGAAGACCACGGCGTAGTCCAGCCCGATCGGGCCGCCTGGCCCGCAGCGCCACTGGTTGGAGATGCGCTGGAAGAGAGCGATGGCGGCCTGGTTCTCGGGCCAGACCGTCACGTCGGGCGGTACGTAGTGCTTGGGCTTGAAGCCCGTGCCTTCCAGCTCGGCGGCGGTCGGGACGCGGAAATACAGCGCCTCGACCGCCTCGGTCAGTTTCCCTCGAGCTTCACCCGCCGCAGGTCCCACCAGCCTTGGATCAGGCCCTCGCAGATACCGGGGTGCTCGTCCTCGAAGTCGCCGATTCCCTCGACGGTGAGTGGGTAGTCGGCATCCCAACCATCTACGAGCTCCAGCACCAGCTCGCCCATGACCAGCTTGGCCAGGTGATCCCGGTAGTGCTTGCTGGTGTGGTTCCGGAAGGCCACGGCCAGGGTGAACTTCTCGGCCGGCGATGAGAAATTCAGTTCGGCTTTCAGGTGCTTGGGCGCGTCGCCCCTACGAATGGGCATCAGTCGGCCTCCACCAGAGTCGATTCGCTCAGCGCGGTGAAGGTCATGGTGTTACCCATGGGCGTGTTCGATGCAATGCTCGGATCGCCGTCGAACGACATGTAGCCGTACCAGTACAGCACGTCGCCGCCCGGGATCTTCGCCCGCAAGACCACCGGCTCGCCGCGCGCGTCCGCCGCCTTCGCTGCACTGTACCAGGGCAGTTTCGGGTCGTAGTACAGCGGCAGGGTCAGGGTCTTGGCGTTCTTGGTCGTCGGGATCGAGATCTGCCGGCCGGTCAGGTCTTCCAACAGAGTGCCGGTCCAGTACTGCTGATCGCCGCCGGAGCTGGAAGGATCGCCCTGCTGGGTGTAATCGACGAACTCGCCAGCGATGAGAAGCGATCCAGCGCCGCTGGTGCCGCGGAACAGGGTCGCGTCAGTGGTGTCGGTGCCGAGCAGGGGAAGCGCGCCGGCCACTTCGTCGCCCGCAACCGCAATCTTGTTGTTAAGCAGCGGCCAGCCGGCCAGCTGCACCAGCACCACCTCGCCCGCGTCCACCGCTCCGGTGGGGACCGTGGCGACGGCCGGCGCGGCCTTCGAGAAGGCGGAGGCGGCGACAATGTCGGCGAGGACCGACGCAAAGCCGAACTGGATGCCCTTGGGGAGCTTGAGTGCCATGGGAAAACCTCACGTTGGATAAAGAAAGCCCGGCGCAAGGCCGGGCGGTGGAGAGAACTGCTCAGGGATCGAGGTACCAGAGTCCGAAGTCCTGCCTGGCCCCGTACTTCTTGATCGCGTCCTCATAGGTCGCGGTGAACGCTCCGATGGCTTCCGACTTCGGCAGGCTGGCGCACAGCGCGCCCTCGATGGCACGCATCAGCGTGTTGGCCTGCGCGCGGGTGGCCGCCCAGAGGGTGATTTGGACGCGCGCGTGCTTGTGGTCGGGCATCACGCCCTCGCCGAACCACAGGGCCTGGCCGCCGACCTGCTGATACACGCCACACGGGAAAGTGGGGTTGTCCGGCAGCACGTCGGCATAAAGCCGGCCGCCAAGCAGCGGGCCGGCCAAGGCCACGAGTTGCGGTTCATACGCCATCGTCGGTGCCCTCCCCGTTCAACAGCTCGGCCAGGCGCTTTCGACCGCGCGCCGCGGCAACCTCCGCCAGCCGGCTGAGCGTGGCCTCGTAGGCTGGTCGGAGGAATGGATGCGCGGCAGTCCACACCGGTGCCGGCAGCAGTTCGGACGTGGCGCGCCACTTGCCGTCCTCGCCGCGCACCAGGACGTTGGTTCGCCAGTGCCCGAACTCGAGAAGATGGCCGTGCGGGGCTTTCTTGCTGTTCCAGCTCACCTGATACACGACGCGCGCCTGGGTTGAATCGCCGTCGCGGTAAGCCAGGTAGATCGCGTCACGCAGCGTGCCGTCGTCCACCGGAGCCCTGGCCTTGGCCTCGTCCCGCACAGCTTGGCCGGCCGCGACGCCCATGGAACGCGCCACGCTGTTGGTCATCTCGGCCAAACTATCCAGGCCAGCCAGCGCGCCCGACAGGTCAACGCGACTAGCCATCGTTGCCGCCCTGTTCGGTGATCAGGTAGGCGCGGTCGCGGTCACGCAGGTCCCGCGTAACGCCCTTGATGTCGAACACGAGGCCGTTATGCACGATGCGCATGCTCTGGTCGATGCCGAGCGCCTGCGCGGTATGGAAGCGCACGAGGAAGCTGTAACGCGCGATCGAGGCAGGCACGTTGCCCTGCAGGCTGGAGCGGATGGCGCCCATGCCGGTCTCATTCGCGATGCCCGCCCACACCTCGCCTACCAACACCCAATCGGCGGCCGGCTGTCCCCAGCCGTCCGTGCCGGTGCCGCGCCGCTCGATGCGGATGCGGCGGTTGAGTTCGCCGGCTGCGATGCCCACTTCAGACCCCCAGCCCGACGCGGTACGGCCACAGCAGGCTGTGCGCGCCCATCGGGATCTGCACCGCTGCGGCACCCTGCCCGGTCTGCACATCCTCGCGCGTGCGGTACAGGTGGCCCAGGATCAGCAGGATGGCGGCGATCACCGGCTTGGTGACGACCATGGGGTCATCGCCGGCGACCTCATCGATCACCGCGTCGGCCAGGGTGTCGGCGTCTTTGAACACGCGCCGGTTGAGGAAGTCCTGTGCAGCCTGCTCCGCGGCGTCGGCGTACACGGTCAGCATGTCGTCGTCGCCGGCATCGGCCCGACAGTGCTGCCGGGCCTGCTCGAGGGTGATCAGGTCCACGGGCTCAGCCCTGCGGCTGCTCGAGCGTGGCGATGCGCGCGGTCAGCGCCTCCATCACCGTCTTGCGCTTCTTGCCCGACTCGGCCTGCTCGGCCGCCAGCGCGGCGCGCGCCAGCTCGAGGTCGGTCACGGCGTCCAGGCCGCCGATGACGTCGGCAGCCGTGCCCGAGACCAGCTGCTCGGCCGGGGTCGGGCCGTCGGCGGGCGGCGCGGTCGGTTCGACGTCGGTCACGGCGCCCTCTTTGACCAGCACCGCTGACCCGGTGTCGATGAAGTACTGCCCGCGGCTGCTGTCCATGCGGGCGGTCTGCCCGGCGCGGGGATCCGGCTTCTTGAACATGATGAGCATGGGATACCTCCGAAATGGGAGAGGCGCGCCGAAGCGCGCCTCTCAATGCCACCTGCGAACAGGCGGCGCTGCGATCAGGCCACGTTGCCCAGGTCGCCGTAGATGAAGGCCTGCGGACGGTACACCGCCAGCGCCAAACGCTCCTCGGCCAGGATGGTGACCAGATTCTTGACGAAGTCGTCCTCGTTCTCGGTCGCCACTTCGACACGTGCCTGCCAGCGATCGAACACCTGCGCGCCCAGGCGGAAAGCACCGGTGAGGAACTTGTCCACCGCGATGGCCTGGGTAGCCACGACCGGACGGTTCCACAGGCTGGCGCCGATGACGCCCTGCGGGTTGCCGATGATGTAGCGGCCGGTGGTGTCCTTCAGCAGCTCGACACGCGCCCAGTCGGTCGGGTTCAGCACGATGCCGGTGGCCGGGTACTCCGCCAGTTCCGCCTGCAGCATCGCCAGACGGATCTGGTCGATCACGGTCGCATCGCCGGGGTCGAACGGCGCGGCATAGGCGGTCGCCTGCGGGATGATGCCGAGCAGGTTCTGGCCGGTGCCGTCGCCGTTGAGCAGCTGCTGTTCTTCCTTGAAAGCCAGGCCGTAGCGCAGGCGGCCGTCGATGTAGCTCTGGAGCTGCGAGGCGTCGTCGAGGATCTGGCGCGAGGCCTTCACGAAGTGCGCGATGACCTTGGCGCTGGTGTTCACCAGGTCGAACTTCAGGGTGGACTCGGGCTTCTTCGTACCCTCGGCAACCGGCGCCGCGTTGTTGGTGAAGCCGGTCTCCTTCACGTACTCCAGCGTGCTGCCATCCATGCGGCCCGGGGTAATCAGGTCGCGCACCGTCATGCGGCGGTCCGGCGGCGCGATGATGCCCGGCAGGCGGGTCGTCTGGACCAGATCGCCGGCAGCGCCGTCGGTGTCGGTGGTGATGCTGGTGATCGCCGCCTGGAACGTCATGTCGACGCGACCGCGAGGCGTGGTCTTGCCGACGAAGGCCTTGAACTGTTCGCTGTTGACGAACTGCTCGCCGAAGGTCTGGTGCTGGACGTCGCCGCCGGCGCCGTTGGCCTCGATGCGGGCCAACTTCTGCTCCGCAGCCTGCAGGTTTGCCTGCAGTTCGCCCTGCTTCAGCAAGAGGTCGTCCACCTTGGCGCGGGTTTCGGTGCTGAGCTCGGCGTTCTTGGCGGCGCAGTCGGCCTGCGCCTTCAGCTGATCGCCAACCGTCTTCAGGCTGGCGTTGATGCTCTGGATGTCCTGGTCGAGGGACATGGGTGCCTCCTTAGGCATGGATGGAAGTGAGGGATGCGGCAAGCGCCGCGGTATTGCTGAGAGAGTCAGGTGCAACCTGGCCCCGTTCGGTGGGATCACCCTCACCGCCGCCAGCTGGGTCGCCCGAGCTGGTCTTGATCTCGCTGATGAGGCGCATCGCCTCGCTTTTGGGCATGCCGCTGGCCCGCAGCGCCGACTCGATGCGGCGCACGGCCGATGCGCTGGCCTTGCTGGCGCCCTTTTCGACCTTGTCCGACGGCAGCAGCTCGTCGGCGAAGCCGTCCTCGACGGCAGCCTCGCCTGCGATCCAGGTCTCGCGGTCCATGAGCTTGGCCATGGCCGCGCTGTCCTGGCCGGTCTGGGCGGCGTAGATGCTCGCCATCGCGTCGTCGAAGGGCTTCAGGGTCGCGGCCACCTCTTCCAGGTCGTGCCGATTGCCCACGGCCATGACCCAGGCGTTGTGGATCATCAGGAACGCGGCACGGGCGATCTGGATCTTGTCGCCAGCCATGGCGATGACCGAAGCCGCGGAGGCGGCCAGGCCGAGGACCTTCACCGTCACCTCGCCGTCGTGCTCGCGCAGCAGGTTGTAGATCGCCAGGCCCTCGAACATGTCACCGCCCGGCGAGTTGATATTCACGGTGACCGGGCCTGCACCCATGCCGCGCAGTGCGGCCGCGATGCGCTTGGCGGTGACGCCGTCGCCCGTCCAGTAGTCGTAGCCGATGACGTCGTAGATGCTGATGCTGCGCTCACCCTCGCTGTCGGCCGCGGCGCGCACGCCCGCGTTCCACCGGTCCAGGGCGCGCGGCTGCAACTGGCTGCTGACGCCGGCGCACGGCCGACCCTCCGGAGCACCCGGCAGCGTCTTGATGGTCATGGGATCAGTCCTTCTGGTCGTCGGAGAAGCCAAGGAACGCGCGGATCGCGGCCCGGGCTTGGTTGGCGTCGGTGCTGGTGCCGATTCCGTCCAGCGTGGTCATGGCCGACTGCACGGTGAGCACGGCGGCGTTTCCGCCCATGGCCTCGCGGTCCTCGAGCTCGCGCACTTCGTCGCGGGTCAGGATGCCGTTGTTCACCATCGCGGTGTAGAAGGCAGCGCGGCCGGCGCTGTCGGCGCGCAGCAGGCCTTCCACGTTGAACTTCGGGTAGTACTGCTGGCGTTCGCCTGGGGTCAGCAGGTCCTTGCTGATGCCCTGCTCGATCCGGCGCAGCCAGGGGCCGAGCGTGAACGTCAGGAACCCGATCATCTGCTGCTCGATGCCCGTCCCCCAGCTGGTCGACTTCTCCGTGTGGCCCACCATCCACGGTGGGACGCGAAACCAGCGACAGATCGACTCGACCGAAAAGCCGCGCGATTCCAGCAGCTGCGCGTCGGCCGGGTTCACGCCCAGCGTGCCGGCCTCGGTGCCGCCCTCCAGCAGCGGTGCCTCGCCGCGCTCAATCGAGCCGACCAGATTGGTCTTGAACTCAGCGCGCTGCTTCGGCGTCAGGAACGCGCTGATCTTGTAGTAAATCGTCTGCAGCAGGCCGTTGCGGAACGTCTGCGCCGCGGCCTTGTCCGCCGCCATCGCGTTGCCGAACACCTTCGCACCGTATCGGATCACCGAGACGCCATGCTGGCCGTCCAGGGTGAAGCCCGGCAGCGTCCAGATTCGCGACGCCGGAATTACGCGCGGGGTGCCGTCCGGCTTCAGGTACCGGTATAGCTTGTTCCCGCGTTGGTCACGGTTGACCGTCAGCTTGTCGGGGTCTAGGAACATCAGACCGACCACGCGCGTGCCGGCGTACAGCTTCTCCGCGCGCGCGTTCCCGCGCAGCAGCATCGCCACCACCATGGCTTCCCAGAACACCGCCGCCGTCGATTCGTCGTTTGGCTGGTCGTGGATGACGAAGTGCAGCGGGTGCTGGCTGGCCACACGCTTGCCGGCCGACGTGCGCTCATACATCGACAGCGGCAGCGTGGCGATGGTCTCTGAAATCAGGCGAACGCACGACCAGACGGCGTCGAGCTGGAGTACCGTCTTCGCCGTGACCTCAACGCCTGCCTCGGTGGCCATCGCGCGATCAACGAACAGCTCGCTGTCGCGGAGGGTGAAGGACCGCACCCAGCCATCGATGGCGGCGCGCACGCGGCTGACCACGCCGCCTGTTGGCTTGACTTTCATGCGCGGCCTGCCCGAATCGGGTTGCTGAGCCAGTCGTCCATACAGCCTTGTCCTTCAGGGTTGAGTGCAATGAGCGACACGGCGTTGAACAGGGCCATCAGGGGGTCGATCTTTGCGGACCCGCTTACCTGCTTGGTGATGGTGATGGCATTGCCCGTGGGAATGACCTTGGCATTGCCGACGCACCAGGCCATCAAAGGCTGGCCGCCGTGGACCAGGCTTCCGCCGGCCAGAGCACGCTCAGTGGTTTTGATCGCACCGTTGAGCTTCCACCCTTGAGACACCGCCACGATCTGCTTGATATCCAGCCCGCGGTCTTCGGTTGTGAGCTCGTCCACGATCGCGCCGATACCGGCCGGATCGACGCCAACCCCGTTCTCCTCGGGCAGCAGGCCCGCGTCCTTGATTTGGCAGATCGCGTCCGCCACCTGCTGCACGTCCAGGCCCGGCAACTTGACGATCGTCAGGTCACCGTCGCGCTCGAAGTCCCGGAGGTACGCCACCACGTCTTTCCGCCGGTCGAGCACGATCTCGTGCGCCCAGGCGTGGCACCAGGCCAGCCAACGGCGCGTCTCGCGCTCCCGGCCCACCGCGGCCAGGCCTAGCAGGTCGTCCAGCCCGCCACCGTCAATGCCGACGGTCACGACTTCACAGCGTTCGATCAGGTCGTCGAGCGTCAACGCCACTTCGGCACGAGCCTGCCAGAAGTCAGCGCCAGCCCAACGATCCGAGCGCAGGTTCTGCCCCACCTCGACGTTGCCGTGCTTGGCAAGGAAGCCGCGGAGGGCATGTTCGCCCTCCTGGTCGGCCTTCTCGTACTCACGCCGCAGGTACTCGGCATCAACCGAGACCCCGTAATTGGGGTTCACCAGGCGCAGGTTTTCGAGCTTCAGGTGATCGCCGGCTTCCACCATCTCCGGCGGGTGCTCGTACAGCACCGGAAGCGAGGTCGCGTCCGTGATCAAGCCGTCGCGGATCGCGCGCATGCGCTGCAGATCCGCCTTGAATACCCCCGCCGGCGGCTCGTCCGACTGGGTGCTCAGCTTGATCACGATGCCTTCCGGCCGCGAGGTCAGGCCGCCCACCGCCTCTCGGAACATCGAGTCGCTGTTGGCCTTCTTGCCGAACAGCCATTCTTCGTCGATCAGCACCCAGCTGGCCTTGTTGCCGCCGACCGTGTCGCTGTCGGCGGCCAGTACCGTCAGCGTCGCCTTCGTCAGCCGATGGGTGATGGTCCGAATGTGGTCCTGCACCTGGAACAGCTCGACCAGCTCATCGTCGGCCTTGATCATGTCGCGGGCCGGCGCGAATGCGTTGTTGGCGATCTTGATGGTGGGCGCCAAGATGATCATCTCGGCCGACATCCGCCAGTTGAGGATCATGGCCGTGACCATGATCCCCGCCGCCAACGTGGACTTGCTGTTCTTCTTCGGGATCAGCATCAGCACTTCGCGGATCAGCCGGCGGCCGGTCTCCGCGTCGTAGGCGCCGAAGATCGCCGCCACGAAGTCGAAAACCCACTGCTCGCAGGCCTCACCGAAGGTCGGGCTGCCCGGCGCATCGACGATCCGCAGCTCCTTGAAGACCCGCAGCGCCTCCTCGGCTCGCTCTGGGAACAGCGGCGGGGGAATGATCGACTCGCCCGCACGCAGTCGCGCCGCCCAGTCCGGGCAGGCGGTGGAGTACTGGGGCACCACCTCAGTTCATCCGCGCCCGCGGCGGTGCTGTCGGCGCAAACCGGCCCCCGACCTTCTCGGCCGCCTTCTGCCGCTCTTCCTTCTTGCCGCCCTCGCCCTTCTTGGCGTGGGTGTACTGCACCGCGGCGACCGCCGCCTTCACCTGGATCGCGGTCGCCTCGGTCCGGCCCAGCGCGATGTTCTGCAGCAGGGTCAGCATGTCCTGGGCGGGCTGCTCGACAGGCTGGCTCTTCGCACGCCGGAGCGCGCCGCCCGTCGGCTGGGCTTCCAATCGCACCTGCACTGCCGCGGCCTTCGCCGTGGCTGGCGCATTTGCTGATTTCCTCGCGTTCGGAGCAGCCACTGCTTTCGGCTTTCGGCCGGCGCCAGGCCTTGCGCCGCCTGCATTCTTCCGCGGGCCGCCGCTCTTACCTTTCACGCCTGCCATTTGCTGATTACCTCACCCAAAGGGGAATTTTTTCTCTGCATGAGAGGACAGCCGGTCTAGATTTCCGGAGGGTTCCGTACTTTCGACCCACCCCCCGTATGGGTTCGGTCGGTGCCGCTGGATGCCCGCAGGCGGCCCGTGGCGGCACGCGCTGCCGAGCGGCCTGCAGCCTCCTGTCGCTGCTTCGTGCCGTCGTGGCAGGCCTTGCAGAGCGCCTGGTGATTCGATGCCGACCAGAACAGCTGCTGGTCACCTCCATGCGGCACCACGTGGTCAACCACCACCGCCGCCTCCACTCGGCCCTCGGCCTCGCACATCACGCACAGTGGGTGCTGGACCAGGTAGCGCAGGCGGTACTGCTGCCAGCGGTAGCCGTAGCCGCGCGCCGTGCTGCCCTGCTTCCCCGCTCTCCAGCTATCGGAGTTGACCGTGGCCAATCGGCTCGGCACCTGCGCCAGGCGCGAGGGCACCGTATGCAGGCGCGCCATCAGCGTGCGGGCTCCGCCCGATCGGCGGCGATCACGGCTTGGGCAGCGCGGACCTGGTCGTCGGCGTCTCGGGCGACTTGAACAAGAGCGCCCGCGACCTCTGCTCGTAGTTGGGCGCCCGCATCACGTTCGACGGCGCCGGCGACGGCTTCGGACAGGCGAGCGGTGTTGCAGGTGGCGAGGTCGTCGCGCAGCTGGAGATTGCCAGCGTGCAGATCAGCAACCACAGCATCAGGGACAGCTTGGGCTGCCCGGCGGTCTTCTTCATGCTTGGCTCCGATGTCGGCCAGCGTGGCGGCCTGGGTGTGTTCGGTGGTGCGGACCTCGTTGACCTGGGCCATGGCTGCAGTTGCGGCCGTGGTTGTTGCCTTGGCGGTCACCGTCTCCGCGCGGTCCCCGCGCCATGCCCAGCCAGCGCCGAACATGGCGGCCGACCAGACCATGAAGACCAGCAGCGCAATCAGGAGACGGTTCATCAGTTGGGCTCCGGCGGAATGACCGCGCCTACCTGGCGCATGGCCGATTCAAGGGACATGACGCGCAGGCGCAGGCGGTGCGCTTCTTCCTGGGCCTGCATGCGCAGCTTCACTTCGTCCTCGATGCGCCGGCCCATCTCCGTCTGCGAGGACTCCAGGCTCTTCACCCGCTCGACCAGGCCGCTCAGCAGTTCAATGTTGGCGTCGGTCTCGGTGCGGTCCTTCTTGCGGGACAGCACCGCGCCCCACGTCTCTCGCACCACCCAGAACGCGGCAAGGCCGCCTGCCATCCACCAGGGCGCGGTCTCCTGCAACTCGCTCATGCGACCTCCCCGCCGGCCGCGCGGTACACCGCCAGCAGATCCTCGATGGAGCGCTCGTGCTGGCCGTAGCCCGCTCCCGGCAAGCTCGCCCAGATGTTGGACACCTTGGCGATGGCCGATCGGATGGAGCCGGCCTTGATCAGCGGCAGCGCGCGCCGCTCGCGGATCTGCTGCAACGCGATGAGGTCCTGGCTCAGGGGCGAAAAGTCTGAAAGGCGCAGGGTCTTCCGGTACGCCTCGTAGTAGCGCTGCAGCAGCTGGTAGCGCCCCGCGGCCGTGGACTTGATCTTCAACTTCGGCAGGTCCACCAGCACGCGAGGGTGATCGCTGTACCCACGGAACAGCCCGCCGCCCACCAGCACGTCATAGCCGTGGTCGTTGGTGGGCTGCTTGCCGTCGTCGGTCCCTTCGGACCAGGCCAGCATGTCCAGGAACGCCACGACGTTCCGGCCACCTGCTTGTTCGGGCGTGATGGCCGCCATGCGTTGCTCCAATGGGTGCCCGGCCCGCGACCCGGCGGGGGCCGAAGGTGATCTGGCGAGGGACGGGACAAGAAAAACCCCAGCTGATAGGCCGGGGCGGGTTCGCGTGCGATGGTACGAATTTATTGCTAGAAGTGCGGGGGCATCAACCCCGCACCGATAAGTGGGTCTATCGGTCCACCTTGACCCGGGGCAGGCTATATGTGAACGCCTGGGAGTACACGTCGTTCCACAGTTTGTCCTGGACTGAAACGACAACTTTCTGGCTCGCGGCACCACGAAACAACTGCCGAAGGACATCCTCCGGGATGAAGACATGGTGCGCATCTCTCGCGACAAGAACCAAAGGAAATCCGTCAGTGAGGCCATAGTTGGAAAGCCTGGTGTGCACCCACCCCACGCGCCGGGGTAGCCGCCGGTACACCCACATGTCTCTGATGCGTTCTCGCAGACTGGCCTGCCTATCCTGATAGAGGATACTTGCCGCGGCTAAGTGGATATCGTGCCCTGACACATTTTGGATCGAGGCATGGACGCCGACTTTCCCATCTTGCAGGCCGAAGGCCAATCTCACCCTTACACGAGGGCGACTCCCCCAGAGGTTCCAGAGGAAGACAACCGTAGAGAGGACCGCCGCGTAGATTGCGAGCGCGGATGTAAGAGACACTGCTTGCATTGCGTTACCCCCTTTGTTCTAACCAACCCAGCCCTGAGCATTCAGGCCGCACGGTCCAGTGCGCGCAAGAGGTGCCATGCCGCCTCCTGTTCCGCCTCTCGCATCCGCGCCAACATCCACTCATACACGCTTCGCCAGCTTTCCCGGTAGGTTGACTCATCCCTGCCGATGGCGCTGGCACGGGCACGATCGCTGATCGGCACGATGCCGCTACCAGAGCACACCGTGCAAGAGACTAACAGCGCGCCAGACATTACCTGCCCCCGCCCTTCGCACATGGGACAGTGGTTGCAGCGCGCGATCTCCCGAATGATCGCCGTGGCGAGCGTTGGCAGCGATTCCAAGGTCGATAGCGGCCAGCACTGTCGCTTGATCTGCCCCAGGCGCTGAGCGGCCCTGTCGCGTTCGGCTCGCTGCTCAACCGTGACTGTACCCGACCACCCCATGCACACTTCCGCCAAGCCTAGGTCGGTCCGGGCATCTGCCAAGCGTCGTTGCTGGCGCTGGAGCTCTGGGGCGACCAGAGCGATCACGGCGTCCCGCAGGCGGTGACGGCGTAGTGCTGCACCATCCGGCCACCAGCACGCCTCCAACAGCTCGCGACCCAGTCCGGCCGGAACCATTGCCAGGGCTGCGGCAATATCCTGATTGGTCAGCGCCGGCACGCCGCCGCCCTTACCGATGTCGAACTTGATCGTCTGCGGGTTCAGTCGCGCCAGCAGCTCTCTTACGTCAGCCATTTGTGTTCCCCTCCATCAGTAGGCCCCTGGCCTCTTTCATTGTTCGGACCCAGCGATACGCGGTCGCTCGGTGCATCCCCCACCTGTCCATCAGCTCCTGCGGCGTCGGCACCCGCTGCGGGTATGCCGCGGCGAGGCGAAAGGCCAGGCCGGCCACGGCGTTCACCGATGAGCGTGGGCCGCCCACCTCCACCCGGTAGCTGGGCCGGCTCATGACGGGCCACCGGTGATGCGCACATGGACCTCGCCGCCCGGCCGCACCTCCTCGCGCAACATGGGGTGGCTGACGAAGCGGCTGTCGTCGATGCCCAGCGCCTGGGCCAGGCCATCGCGGGCGGCCTTGAAGCTGGCCAGCAGCCCGTCGTCGTCGCGGCGGCGGCGGTCCGGCGGGTAGAAGTCGATCCACAGGTGCAGCCTCCCCTCGGGAAGCTGCGCAGCTTTCCAACCGGCCGCCATCGCCAGCACCTGGGCCGTCTCCCGGGCGCTCTTGGTGGCCGTTGCCTTCGGCCGCCAGTGCGGGCGCGAATTCGGGTGCAGCAGGCGCTCGGGCCACGGGAGGGTGAGCTCGAGCATCAGGCGGCCTCCCATGCGGTCTGCAGGCGCTCGACGCGGCCGCCGCGCGCCAGGAACTCGGCTACGGTCTCTGCGCGCGGCGGCGCTGGCCGCGCCTTCGCTGGCGTGTTCGCTGCGGCCAGGCCGACACGGGCAAGCCGTGGCTGTTGCGCCGCCGGCCTGCGAGTGGGGGCGCGCGCCTTGCGTCGCTGCCGCTCCAGGGCCCGCACGCGCTCGGGATTGCGGGCCCGGTAGCGCTGGCTCGCCTGCCGGGTCATCTCGCGCAGTTCCTCGGGCGTGCGCCGCGAGCGCTCCGGCTGCTTCTTGCCGGTGGCGCGGTACCGGCTGTGCAGCCGCTCGCCCCGCTGGGAGACGTAGCCGGCCTTGACCAGGTCGCGGGTTGCCCACGCGGCACGCATGCGGTCCTTCTTTTCGATGGCGCCGACCGTCGTGCAGATGTCGGCCATGGTCAGCTCGGTGGTGGTACTGGCGAACACCGCGCGCACCTTGGCGCCGATGCCGGTTCGGTTGGTCGTGCTCATGCTGCTGCTTGCCTCAGTTCGATGACGGCGGTCTGCTGGGCGATCAGCTCGTCGTCGGTGCCATAGATGTCGTGGAAGAGCCGGGAGCCATCCATCAGGCTCGGACCGTACTTCTCCCGGGTCTCGCCCATTGAGAGGTTGAACATCGGGTGCTGGCGGTGGTGCCAGACGCACAACGCAAATCCGAAGGCATGGCCGCGGCGCAGGTTGCCGCTCTTGCAGTGGTTGTAGTCGCAACCAACCACCACCGCGGCATGCTCAAGCAGCCCGCGCATCGCCAGCACGAGGCACGCCATGCAAGGGCCGACCTTCGCCAGCTCTATGCGCTGCCCTTCCTCAGCGGTCATCGCCTTCGCATTCTTGCTGTGCATCAGGCGGCCTCCCCAGACGACATTTCGGCCAGCGCGGCTGCGTACTCGGCCGGGTGCTGATCGATCAGTCGGAACGGGGTCTTGTCGGTCGGCAGCCAGAAGCCAGCGTCGGGGGCGCGAGCGAGCCACTGCTGCGTCCAGGTGCTGGGGCTGATGCCTTGGGCTGCGATCTGTTTCGCGGTGATGCGGCCGTGGAGCTTCAACAGGGCCAGCACTCGGAGCGCTCCTGCCTTCCACGGCGTCCAGCGAATTGGCGCAGGCACACCGGCGGGGACGTTGGGCACCATGTCGGGCAGCGCGCAGCGCTGCACCGGATTCCAGTCGAACAGCACGTGCCCCAGGGCAACCTCGCGCCATTTGCCATCTTCGCGGTCCGCGATGGCTTCGTAGTGCAGCTCGCTGGCAACGTTGAAGTAGGGAGCCCTTCCGTCATGGCGCGGTGTCCATACCGTCACGCCGAGCATATTGAGCATGCGCGCGATGCCTTCGCTTGCGTCGGTGATGCACGCGACGATCACCACCCGGTGGTCTGGCCCCTCCCGCCCATAGCGCGCGTCGAAATCCGAGGGAAGTATCTGGTCGGCCACCTTAGCGTTGAGCTGTAGCTTGGCCTCCACGCCGATCTGCCGGCCAGAGGCATGCACGGCCAGGATGTCGAAGCCGGCCGTTTCCGGGTAGCACGTCCACCCCTCGACGGCCTGGATGTCGCGTGTGAAGAGCTCGCAAAGCGACGCCTCCGTGGGGAAATGAGCTTTCGCCTCTGCTGGCTTCACGCAGCCCTCCTGACTTCCCGCTCAAGGCGCTGGGCCTCGGACAGGTAGAAGTCGTGCCGGCGCTGGCAGGCCTCCGGCGTTTCCCAGGGGTTCTGCAGCGCGCGCGCAGCGGCAACGCGGTAATCCTCGGCCGTGGGCTTGAGCTTGATCGGCAGCTTCAGCTGGTCGCGTTTGGCGTCCATCAGTCCTGCGCCTCCCCCGGGCGAGCCCTGCGCGCGAACGCGCTGCGGCGCGGGCGCGGCGTCTCATCCTGTGCGATCGCCGGGCGCCAATCGGGCGACAGCGGATCGAAGCGGCACACGTCTAGCCTGGTCTGCAGCCGGCACTCACCGGTGGCGCCGTTGCGCTGCTTGGCGACGATGACCTCGGTTGTCCCCTTGTCCGGGCTGGCCTTGTCGTAGACCTCATCGCGGTACACGAAGATCACCACGTCCGCGTCCTGCTCGATCGAGCCGGAGTCGCGCAGGTCGGCCAGCACCGGCCGCTTGTTCGGCCGCTTGTCGACCTCGCGCGACAGCTGGCTCAGCAGCACCACCGGCACGCCCATGGCCACGCCCATCAGCTTCAGCGCGCGCGTGGCCTCGCTGATGCCCAGGTTTTTGTTCTCGGCCCCCGCGGTGTCCATCAGCTGCAGGTAGTCGATCACCACCAGACCCAGCGGATTCACCGAGTGCTCGCGCTGCGTCTGCGCGATGATCTGCTGCACCCGGGCGTTGCGCGGCTTGCTGATGACCAGCGGCGCGTGTCGCAGGATGCTGGTCGCCGAGGTGAAGCGGCTCCAGTCTTCGTCGGTCAGGTCGGCGCGGCGCACGTGGTCGTGCGGGATGCGACCCACCGAGCAGATGGCGCGGGTCAGCAGCTGGTCGGAGGGCATCTCCAGCGAATGGATGGCAGTGCGCACGTTCTGGCGCAGCGCCACGTGCTCGGCGATGTTCATGGCCAGCGTGGTCTTGCCCATGCCAGGCCGGCCGGCGACGACGACCAGGTCACCGGGCTTCAGCCCCCACAGGATCTCGTCGAGGTCGGCATAGCCGGTGGCCAGCCCTTCCATGCTGCCGGCACCGTGCTCGATGCGGCGGGTCAGGTTCTCCGCGATGCGCTTGAGCACCGGGATGGGCGTCTCCAGCTCGCATGGCTGGGTGCGCAGCACGTCCGCCAGGCGCGCCTGCGCCGCGATCAGCTGCTCCTCCCCCTCGCCCGCCTCGTTGCCGAAGGCGTCGTTGACGATGCAGGTGCCGGCCTCGATCAGCGCGCGCTTCACCGCCCGGTCGTGCACGATCTCGGCGTAGGCGCGCACGTTGGCCGCGCTCGGCGTGGTGGTCGCGAGCTCGACCAGGTACGCACCATCGCCGACCAGCTCCAGCTTGCCCTGCGACTCGAACCACTCGCCCAGGGTGACCGCGTCGAACGGGCGGTTGCGCTCCTCGAGCTCGCGCATGGCGGTGTAGATGAGCTGGTGGTCGCGGCGGTAGAAGTCGCCGGGGCTCAGCAGATCATCGACCCGGTGGAATGCCTGCGGCGAGAGCATGATGCCGCCGAGCACCGCCTGCTCGGCATCGACCGAATGCGGCGGGACGCGCAGCGAGGGCTCGATGGCCTGCCTCATGCCGCGGCCTCGTCAGCGGCACGGTCGTAGACCTTGAGCATGGTCTTTTCCTGCGTCAGGAACTCGAAGTCGGGCAGCCAGTTCTCGTGGCCACGGCCGCCGCCCAGCCGCCCGGCGTGGAAGTCGTCTGCGGCCACGGCCTGGAAGTAATCGACCCAGAACTGCGCCGGCACGCGGTCGGTGCCGTAGGTCTCCCGGGAAATCTGGCGCGCCACCCGCAGGCAACGCCTGACCTGCTGCTGGCGGCGCTCCCTGCCCACCGTGGGGCTGACGGATGCGAGCAAGCCGCCGTTGGCCTTGACCAGCAGGCTGGCGTTGAACGCGGCGATCGCCTCGGCGGTGACCTGGCCGAGCCGTTCGGCCTTGGCCTGGTCGATCCGAACCGGAGCCGGCGGGCGGTCATCCGGCGCAGCCGATGACGAATCCGAGCGAAGCGAGGATTTATCTTTCTCCTCTGTCTCTGTCTCTGTCTCTGTCGTGACAGACCGTGACACCTCGTGACCTTCGCCAGAGTCACCGCCCGTCACGGGCTTAGCCGCAGCTCTCTCGCGCTCCCGCTGGGCCTGCTTCCGCTGTGCTGCCGTTCCGTCCTCGGCCTTGGGCTGCCTACGTTTCCACGCGCTGAGCTCGTCGCCGGCAACCGTCTTGCCTTCCATCGCGGCGCGGATCGCGGCCACCTCTTCCTCGGGCAGGCCCAGGGCCGCGGCCACGTCTTCATCGCACCATCCGACGAGCGTTCCGCGCGGATTTGCCTGTGACGCGCACTCCAGCATCGCAGCCCAAACGGACACGACGTGACCAACCGTGACATTGCGTGACAACGCGTTCCCAGCGCGCGCAGCGATCACCCGCCATTTCGGGTCGGTGATCGTTCCGTGGTGCCAGCGCAGCCAGTGCTCAGCGGCCATGACGGCCTCCCCGCGCTTCGTTGATGGTGTGTTGCATGGTCTTCTCCAGCTCCTATGGGCCCCGTCCCTCAAGCCGGGAGCTCGGCGTGTCCCCGTGGGAGCTACCCAGGGGTGAGAGGGACAGGGGTTCGGTCAGTGCAGCGGCAGCTGCGGCGTGCCTTTCCGGCGGGCTTCGGCGCGCGCGTCTTCCTCTGCGCAGCGGCACCAGTGCTCCCGCTCCTCGTGTTCGGTCATCGGCGGCGCGTGCGCGGCCAGCGCAATGCACTCGGCCAGGTGTTCGAGAGTCTGTTCGCGCTTCACGGGGCACCCTCCCCGGCTTCATCGGCGGCCTTCTGCGCGAGAAGCCGCGCCACCCGCTGCCGATGCAGCTCAGCGACCTCCGTCAGCCTGTCGCGCAGCCACAGCGGCTTGGCCGAGGCCAGTTGCTCCAAGGTGCGGGTCAGGGCGTCCTTCGCGATGTCCAGTTGCACATCGATCATCGACATCGGCTTCGCCGGCTTGGGCTGGTGGCCGGCGCGCGGGTCCCGCACGTACTTGCGGTGCGCGTACTCGGCGCTGGTTGGCGTGCGTGTCCTGGTCATGCCATGACACCAGGCCGGCCGGTCACCTCGCGCAGCCTTGCCAACAGGTTGATCAGCGCACCCATCTGCGCGGTCCCCGCTGCAGCGATGGCGCGCATCTCGTTCTCGGAGATGAGCCCGTCGCTCAGCGCGTCCTGAAGCGCCTGCGCGAACGCGCCCTGCTTGGAGGCGTTCTCAAGCATCGAGGGGAACACCCCGCCCGGCCCCGCCGCGTCGATCCGCTGCAGCACGTAGCCGTGTTCCGCCGCCAGCGCGTGCAGTATCCCGTCGTCACCGGTCACGCCCATGATTTCGCTGGCCTCGGCCAGGGTCAGGTGATGCGTGGTGTTGTTCGGATTGACCTTGTTGCGCAGCACCGCGGCGGACATGCCAAGGCGCGGGGCAAGCGACTCGCTGCCGCCCGGATAGGCATGCACGGTCTTGTGGGCGGTGTCGATGATGTTCATGGGCGGGATACCTGAACGTGGTTCGGGTGGCGCAGGTCCGGCAGGCTGTGCGCCATGGACGAACTGCAGCGCCGCATCAAGGCGGCAAGGAAGCGGGCCCCGAACGTGGTGACCATCGTTCGGGTGGACGGCGCGGTGTTCGCGCTCCGGTGGGCAGACGGGCAGATGCTCGTCCGCCTGCTACGGAAGGCATGACCGTGGGCGCAAAGGGAGTCGCCCTCCTTGCGGTAGGCTGCGGGCACCACACGCACAGCCCGCAAGGAGGGGGACATGAAGTCGGCGAAAGAAGTGAGCACGGACGTGCTGGCACTGCAGGCCGTCGTGACGGTGCTCGCCAGACGGCTACGCAGCGACAAGGACTTCCACCAACACGTCCGGCAAGAAATCGAAGGGATAGCCAGCGAGCTGTCGGCAGACGAAGCCGAGGCCTTGAGGCAGGCTGCGACGGTGCTCACGATGAGCTGACCTCCCCCCGGTCGGAGGCGGCCGCCTCGGCCGCCTCCATCGCTGCGAGGTTCTGGCGAACCCGTTCGAGCCGCTTGGCTTGGATTCGGTCGCGGAGCGCCCTTTCGGTGACTGTCGGCCTGAGCAGCCAATCGCGGAGCCACACCCTCGGATTCCAGCGGTCAGGCAGCGCGCGCATGTCAGGCGCTCTCCACTGGCACGATCCGACCGCAGTCCGGGTCGTTGTCAGCCCCGATTCGCACGAACAGGTCCGGGCGCATCGCCCGCGCCTGCCATTGCCTGCCATCCGGGAGCGCTTCGTCCTCCGGCCATCGGCTGACGGCCTGCTTGGAGGTCCCGAAGAACTCGGCGAGCTCCCGGTCCAGCGTGAAGCCCAGAGCCTCGCGCACGCGTTTCTTGGTCAGAGGGATCGTCATGCGTCGAGTAAATCATCGTTTACTCGGCGGTGTCAATCACTATTTACCGGAGCGGGTCAACAATGGTTGACATGACGATCGGCCAGCGCCTACTGGAACTCCGCCTTGAAGCCGGCCTGACGCAGCCCGAAATGGCAGCGCTGGCCGACACCAGCAAGCAGTACGTTTCCCAGCTGGAGAAGGGAGCGAACAAGATCCCGAACGGGCAGATGCTTGAGGCCTGGGCGCGCCACTTCGGCGTCAGCATTCAGTGGCTGGCTACAGGTAAAGGCCCGCGAACGCCAAGCCCGGCGGCGGCCGGCGATGCCCCTGCTCCGACGTCTCATCCTGTGACACTCGACCCCGAAATACTCGCGGCCGCAATCAAGTTGATCCGCCTGACTTTCCGCCATCTGGAAGTCGCCCACGATCCTGAAGAGGACGGGGTTCCGACCGCGCTCGCCTACCAGTACCTGGTCGCGCGCCAGCAATCGGTCGTCTCGTCGGACAACGTTGTGGATTTCGGCAAGTATCTGCGCAAGGCGCTGGAGGCAGCAGGGGATGAAGGAATCACCGGAACTCGAGGCACTGGCGAAGGCCATCGCCGCGCGAGTCCAAGGCGCAAGGCCGGCTAACCGGCCAAAACTGCACGTCGTCAAGAACGAAGACCGCCTGAGCGGAATGGACCCGATCAGGCGCGAGTCCTATACCCGAATGATCCGCCACTACAGGCGGCACTGGGGTGCGCCCATGCAGATGCTCATCGATCAGGCATGCTTTGGCGTGGCCGGAATCGAGCAGCTCCCAGACGACGCGCTTGTTCAGTTGATGCGCGACATGGAGCGTGGCCTCGATTGCATCCGGGACGATGTCAGCTTCGAGGATGCGGGGCTGCTGCGAGCCCAGCAGGGCTGACTAGAAGACGGGCTCCAAGGTGGGCTCGTTGTCGGTGTTCGTATGGATGCGGTACTTGCGTGATTGGCCTGCTTCCACCAGCACCTCGGCAGATCGAGCACGCGCCGTTGCAGAGTTCTCGTTGTAGAAGGTCCCGCATAGCCCGCGACCGCCGATGTAGCGCGGCGTCAGTACGTGGCGCCCTGCGGACAGCTGCAACCGGACCCGCTCAGCAGTTTCGAGCCGCACTGCTTCCTTGCCGTCCACGAAAACGCCGAGGTAGCACCCGCTGCCAATCAGGCCGATGTCCCTCACGACCACAACTTCTCCGGTCGGATCGGGTTGCGGCCCGAACGCGAAGACGCGCTCTTGGGGCACGTCCCGGATGGCGTCTGAGGTGGGCTGCTTGGTGGGCATGACGCAGCCCGCCGCTGCAAGAGCAAAGCTGGCGATTGTGGCGACGCGCGCCGCGGTCCGAAGACGCATGTAGTCCCCCCTCCTCCATGTGCCCGAAGGATAGCTGACTGCCCTCCCCCTGGCATCGGGTAAATTATTGTTGACTTCCCTCAGTCAATGATGATTTACTCCCGCCACGCCCCAGGAGACCGGCATCCGCCGAGGGGCATGGAGACGGAAGTGACTTTGACGCACACGGCCGGCGAGCGCCCGGCCACCCCAACCGTAGCCCCGTTCTACGCCGGACCCGGCGCAACCACCGTCTGGTCCGGCAACGGCGGCATCCTCGTCGCCGAGTGCCACTCGCCCTCCCTGAGCCGCGAGGGCAACGCGGCCAACGCCAAGTTCCTGGCCAAGTGCTCCGCCCTGCCGGCACTGCTGCGCCGCGCTGAGGCCGTCCTGCGCGGCGCCGGCATCCAGCCGCGCCAGCACAGCGCGCGCGCCACTGAAGAGCTGCTGTTCGACCTGCAGCGCGCGGTGGCCGAGCTGGGAGACGCCGCATGAACGTCGAGGTCCGCTCGATCAAGCTCAAGGTCGGCTGCCAAGGTGTCACGGGGTTCGAGGAAGCGCTGTCCCGCATCACGGACGCTCTCGTCGTCACCGAACACTTCGCCGTCAACCAGGAAGGGCATGGTTGGAACGTCACCCACATCCCCACCGGACTTATGGCCGCTCAGGCGGACGAAATGACGGTGGCTGTCGAAGCCGCGAAGGCCTTTGAGCGCCTGGACGTGGACTGGAATTTCACTCATCCAAGTGGCGTACAAGGCTTCCCTGCTGCGGTGAAGACCACCGCTCATCGCATCAAGGTGCTGTGCGTGCAGGGTGACTTGGCTGGCTTGCGGTGCCTCGCATGAACGCCCCTGACGCACACGGGCCGGTGCATCAGTCCGGAACATTCAACATCGAAGCCTTTATTGGCGGCCGCTGGCACGGCGGCATGAACCGCCTGACGCGGGAGAGCGCGATCGAGACCGCTCAGTCCTGGGCCAAGGAGCGCGGTAGCCGCCATCGTGTCTTTGACTTGGATGGCGGGGTGATTTTCGATACCGAAAGCGCGGCCGCCGTGGTCGATGATCGCCGCTGCCATTGCTGCGGCGAGTCGATTGCGCGTTGCCGCGAAACCTACCGAGGCATGATCGCCCATATCGACGTGCTGGCAGAGCTACGCCGCCAAGGCGTCACGGGCAAGGTCTATTACGCCGTGGCCGAGCTGATCGAGGCGGCTCAAGGCGCCTACGCCGTGCTGGGATTGAATGGTATTTCCCGCCGGCACGGCGCGCAGCAGGATTTGCGCGCCGCCCTCTCCCGCTGCGGAGGCCGCAATTGAGCGCCGTGATCCTTCCCTTCGCGCGGCCTGCTCGCGCCACACACGCCGACGGCGCCTTCGCCGCGGTGAACGTCATGGCCCGCCGCATGGGCTACGCCGACCACCTGGCTCTGCGCGCTGCCCGCCTCGCGCGGCAGGACGTGCTTGCCGGCCGCGGGAGCGCCGCGGCAGTGGTCGCCAAGCTCCGGGCGCAACTGGCGCTGGCCGCCAAGCAGAAGCCGGCATGACCACCTTCGAGGCAAAGCTCGAGGCCGAGCTGCGCCGGTTCTTCTGGTTCGAAGTCGCCATCAATGCCGGCTGCCTGGTCGCAGGCGCCGGCGCCGTCCTCCTCATCCAGGCGTTGACCTCATGAACGAAACCGACTTCATCGCGGCGATGCACAAGGGTATGCCGCCGATCTACATCCCAGCTGGCCTCGAGGTCAGCGAGTACACCCAGACCGGCACGATCCTGAAGGGCAATGCCGATTTGGAGCTGCCGGAGGCCGAGCGCGTCGGCATGGAGCGTGCCGCGTGAGCCGGTATGGAGCGGTCATCGTCATGGTGGTCTCTGTGGTGATGGCGCTGCTGGCCGCGGTGCTGTGCGCGCTGCGCGCCAGCGCGGCCGGCGCCTCGCTGCTGCTGACCGTCGCGGTCGTCCTGGCCGTCCAGCTGCCGCGCGTGTGGCGCGAGGCCCGGAGGCTGCCCCTATGAGCCAGCGCCAGATCAGCGACGACCAGCCCCTGCCGCGTTGCCAGAACGGCCACAGCGCGCGCCACATGCTCGACGTGCGCCGAGTCTCCGCCGGCGGCGGGCACTTCGTCGAGTGCGCCTGCAGCGCCAGCAGCAGGCACGAGGAATACATCGACGCGCTGCGCGAGTGGTGCCGGCAGCACGGGCATGCGATGCCGCCGGGCACGGATCAGCGCCCGCTTCCCTTGCCGGTGCCCAAGGTGCCCGCGTTCCGCCCGGCGGCTGAGGTGCGCGTCTGATGCGTCGCACCTGCTCCAGTTGCTGCCGCGTGCTGCCGGCCGATCAGTTCCCGCCGGCACACCGTCGCCGCACCACCTGCCGGGTCTGCGAATCGGACATCCAGCGCGCGCGGTCGCGCTCGGCTCCGATGAGCATCGATGCGCACCAGGTCCGACTGAACAACGCCACCGAGATCTGGCACGGCTGGGTCGATCGGGGCAAGCCGCTGAGGTATGCCGCATGAGCCGACACGCGACCCGCCGCGCACCAAAGCGTAACGGCGACTTCTCCTGGGGCCGCTTCTCGACCACAGACGGCGACTTCGTCACCTGGCGCCTGTACCGCCGCGACCACCGCCGTGCGCTGCACAAGCACGTGCTGACGTTCTTCGCACACGACGATCGCGCGGTGATCGCTGCCCACCTGCGCCCCGCGCGCCGGTTCCTGCGCGACAAGGTGGACCACATCGACCTGCAGGCGGTGGGGATGGCGGCATGAACGCAACTTCAGAAGTCAGTCTCGGCCAAACCACCTTTTCCTTCAGTCGCCCAGTGATGCGTCAAGTTCCGAGCCATCCTCAGCACGTCAAGGAAGGTTCGGAAGGCGCTTTCGATCGAAGCCAGGTCCTCACCGATCCGGTCGGCCTCGTCGCCATCAAAGCGACTATCTTCAAGCAGCGTTCGATTCACGTACCAACTGCTCAGTGCGGAGAGCAAATCGGCTGCCCCCTCTGTTCCGAACGCATCGAGATCATCCGCGAAGCGCGTGAGCATTGGAAGGGGATCTACCGGCATCTGCTTGGCTGCCCAAGTTCGCGCTTGCACCGGATCCGCTCGCGACACCGAAGCTCCAATGCCGTCCGCAATGCGCCGGATCTCCCCACCGAGGATGTAGAGCTCGTGGTCCAGCACGATGGCTCGCGCTACTGCTCTGTCGCGCTCAGCTTTAAGCCGCGCGTCTCGGTCCTCCTGCCGCATACGCCGTGCTTCCTCCACTGCAGTACGGCTCGTTCCCATCGCAACGACCACAGCCCACAGCGTGGCACCCGCAGCTATTGCCGCGACCACCACAGCGGCCCAGTCCGCGACATTTCCCCAATCCGTCGAAAGCGGACAAATCGCCATTGACCTTCCCCCCTGCCCACGTTAGAGCCGATTCTGCCATGACGTACATCCATCCGAACGACCGGGTCTACGCGCTGGAGCGCGCCGTCCGCCTCGCTGAGCAGCACGGGGAGGACCGCAAGGTGCTGGAAGACCTGCGCGAGATGCTGTCCGAAGCCAGGAAGGAAGCGCGCGGGTGAGGTACCTGTCGCTCTTCTCAGGCATGGAGGCCGCGCATCTCGCCTGGGCTCCGCTCGGCTGGCAGTGCGCTGGCGTCGCGGAGATCGAGCCTGCGGCGTGTTCCCTACTGCGGCATCGCCTCCCGCACGTGCCGAACCTGGGCGACGTGAGCGCGGTCGACGAAGCTCGCATCGCTTCGCTCGGCCACATCGACGTCGTGATCGGTGGCTCGCCCTGCCAGGACCTTTCGGTCGCAGGCAAGCGCGCCGGTCTAGCCGGTGCCCGCTCCAGCCTGTTCCACCAGCAACTGAGGATCTTCAATGCAGCTCGGACTCTTTGCGGTGCCCGCTGGCTCGTCTGGGAAAACGTCCCGGGCGCCTTCAGCAGCAACGCCGGCCGCGACTTTGCTGTCGTGGTTGGAGCGATGGCAGGGTGCCGAGTCGATGTCCCGGCAGATGGCTGGGGCAACGAAGGCGTGGCGCTGGGCGAGCACGGACTCGTCGAGTGGGCCGTGCTTGACGCGCAGTGGTTCGGAGTGGCGCAGCGGCGCCGTCGCGTGTTCGCTGTCCTCGATACTGGAGACTGGACCGGTCGATCGCCGGTACTTCTTGAGCCCGACCGCCTGCGCGGGGATTCTGCGCCGCGCCGAGAAACGCGGAAAGGCCTTGCCGGCGCCATTGGCGGCGGCCCTGATGGCGGTCGCATTTCGGGAGCCGTGACCAGCAAATGGGCCAAGGGTAGCGGTGGCCCTGCCGGCGACGAGTGCTACAACATGGTGGCGCACACGCTGCGTGCCGATGGCTTCGACGCCAGCGAAGACGGCACCGGTCGAGGCACGCCATTGGTGCCTGTGCCCTTCACCGTGCGCGGTACCAACCTCGATACCGGCGATGCGGTGTTCGGCACGCTCACCACGGGCAGCGACCGCGCCACCTCTGGTGCGCCGTGCGTCGCCTTCGACTGCAAGGCCGGCGGTGAGACCGCGCTGTCGATTGGCGAAGTGCCGGGCACGCTCCGTGCGGCCCATGGTGGGGGTCATGCCGCCGTGGCTGGACGAATGGGCGTTCGTCGCCTCACCCCGCGCGAGTGCGAGCGCCTGCAGGGCGCACCGGACGCCTGGACACTGGTGCCCAAGCTGGGGAAGCCGCGCAAGCAGCGGAAGAACGAGCCTGACGCCCATTATGTGGCCTACCTCGCCCGGCACTCCGGCGGCGTTGACGAAGGACCGATGATGGCCGACGGCCCTCGCTACAAGATGCTGGGCAACAGCTTCGCGGTGCCGGTGATTGGCTGGATCGGCCGGCAGATTGAGCGCGCTTCTCGCGCCGACCAGAAGCAGGCGGCCGCATGACCGACCAGATGTTCCCCAAGCCGCCCAAGCGCATGCGGCAGCCGACCAAGCACTACTTGCGCACCTGCCTGGCGGAAACCGCCGAGGAGAACGCGCGCTTGCGCGCCGAGAACGAACGACTGCGCCAGCCCTGGTGGCGGCGCTTCTTTCAGAGGAGAGCAGCATGAATCTCAAGGAGCAGCCGTCATGCTGCTGATGACTGTGTCGGTGTGGTCGGCCAAATACTTCGCGCCAGGCAGCGCCCCCTCGGAACTCACGGTGCGCCGTTGGCTTCAACATGGCGTTCTGCCTGGCCGCAAGGTCGGCGGGACTTGGTATGTCGATGAACACCAGTGGCTCGCTGGCGGTGACGAACTGGTCCTGCGCGTTCTGGCGGAGGCGGGGTAATCTCGAATGATGGGACGTGTTCGCTCGCGCAGCAGGGCTGGATGGCCCGACAACCTCTACCCGAACCGGGACGGCTACAAGTACCGCCACCCGCTGACTCGGCGCGAGACGTGGATGGGAAAGGACAAGGCGAAGGCGTTCGCCGCCGCCAGGCAGCTCAACGCGCTGCTGAGCCAGAGCGCGGACCTCGTCGCGCGTGTCACCGGTACCGGAAAGACCGTGGCGGACGCCGTGGCCATCTTCCGGCAGGACGACGTGCCCAGCCGAAAATGGGGCGCTCGCACCGCGGCGGAGTACGAGATCATCATCCGCCGGGTGGAAAAAGGCTTAGGCGAACGCCAGCTCGAAACGCTTTCCGTCAAGGACTGCGCCGAGTGGCTTCGGGCGGACACTGAGTCCGAGCGCGGTCGGCAGACCAGGCGCCTCGTGCTGGGATGGATTCTCGCCTGCGCCGTCGAGGAGGGCTGGATCGAGTCAAATCCGGCGACGGTCACGCGCAAGTTCGCGTTCACCCGCAAGCGAGAGCGCCTCACCGAGGAAACCTTCCGCGCCATCCGCGGGGCGGCGCCGCACTGGCTGCAGGTGGCGATGGACCTCTCGCTCCTCACCCTGCTCCGCCGCGACGACGTGGTGAACCTGACGTTCGCCGACGTGCACGACGGTGCCTTGTGGGTAGTGCCCAGCAAGACCGAGGACAGCACGCTGGTGAAGCTGAAGATCACGCTGACGCCGGAGCTGCAGGCCGTCGTCACGCGCGCGCGCGACAGCGTGGTGTCGCCTTACCTGGTCCACCGGCTACCGGAGAAGGCACGGCCGCAGCAGAAGCGCGCAAAGGCGCGAGAGCACCACACCCAGGTCTTGCCCGAGCAGCTCACGCGCGCATTTCAGGACGCGCGAGAGGCGGCCGGACTCGACGCTGAAAACGCGCCGACCTTCCACGAGATCCGCAGTTTGGGCGGCGCCCTGCTGCGCCAATCGGGCTGGACGCTGCAGCAGGTGCAGCAGCTAATGGGGCATGCGAGCACAACCATGACCGCCGTGTATCTCGATGGCCATGACGCTCCCTGGAGCGAGGTGACGCCTGGCTCATTGCCGGGCGCTAACTAGCCGCGGCTAGCCCCTGGACCACCTTGTCGACCCGATCGAGCTCCTGATGTGCCGAGATATAATCCGAGTACGCCGCAATTGCGCTTTCAATCAACCGGTCGTAGAAGACTATTCGCGCACCCCATGTGTCGAGATTCTTCTCGACGAAGTCGGATGGCAGACCGGCATCGACGGGCAATTTGACCGGTCGCCCGAGCACAAAGACGATCTCAATCTTCGGATTGCTCTCACCCTGCTGAGCCAAGAGCTTCGTCATCGCTGACCTATATTTCGTGCCCTGCTGCTGCAGCTCCTCTAGGGTCATCACGCGCTCGTACTTCTTCAGCTCGACGATGATGTGCACGCCTGCATTCGAGCGGTACTGGATGTCGACGCGCCCTTTTGACTCATCTTCTGTAAGGTCATCGCCGAAATCCTTGGGGAAGTTCGTCTTGAGCCTATTCTCCATAGTTGCGCTTCCGCTAGCTCGCTCCCAGCCTGCGTCGAGCAGCCACAGATTCTTAAACAGGTGCATCTGCAGAACCCTTTCCTTCGCATGGCTATCTGTCAAATTCTGGAACTGCCTAATAGCCTCAACTCTGGACTTGACAATATCCCCGTACAAGGAAGCTTCGTAATACTCCTGATTGACTAAGAGAGGCAGCAAGTGATCCGCATTTAGCTCCTTAAGATTCTCGAGCCGATGGGCCGCCTCCTTCAGTCGAAGGCGCTCGAACGCAAGCACACCAGAACGAAACAAGTCCACGCGATCTTGCTCATGACTGTCATCCAGCGTGAGCCCCTCGATCAATCCAATGAAGCTCCGGGCTGGTCCCCGTTGCTCCTTCGGAAGCCCTTCAATCCAGTCCTTGAGAACCGGATGCGCTTCCTGCGCCTCAACGGCCTTTTGCTGTTTGCGCACCTCGGACCAGGTATCGGAAGCGTCGAGCAGAGCCTTACGCATGAAGTTGCGTAGCGCTATCACGCGCGGGTCGTCTTCCACCAACCGCTGGCGATCACTTGTCGCAATGTCCTCTTGAGCATCTTCATCCAAAAAGTCGGCTTGAATCTGACCCGTAACATACGAACCAAAGATTCGATTGAACCCTAGCTTGTCCAGGATGCTCTCTTGAATCAGTCGGCCACGTGCCAAGACAACGATATTCTTGAGCGACCCGCTTTCTTCTCCTTCAAGCTGAGCAGGCTTCTTGGCCGTTCCGAACCAGCCGCGGACGACCCACGCATGCTCGCCGCCGGCAAGGTCGTCCTTGAGGAGATACCTCTCCACCAAGTTCGGCATAGACGTCCCATCGAGCGCTGGCGTCGGGCCAATTTCCCACAGGTACTCCAGACTCCGAAGATCATCGCGGTCGGAAGGGCCCACCGGATCACCGTTGATCGAGACTTCGAACTGATCACCGTCGGAGCTTTTGAATCCGATCACCGAGAAGCGTCGCGCGAGTCGCTTTCTAAGCGCGTTGACCGTGATCTTTGTGCGCTTGACCTGGAGACCCGTCATGACGAGGGTGGTGCCCTTCTTGGCTATGTCGCCAAGCCAGGGTATTTCGGGCGGATAGTACTCGCCCGTTGCCTTGATGGCTTTTTCGAGATCTGCCACACGGAGCTCGAACGCGTTGGAATCTCCGTCCTTGGTGCTGTACACGCGCACGACGTCGGCGACTGAAAAAACCGACAGTTTTCCGATCCCCTTCCTTCCCATGAACTTCCTTCCGCACGCCGAGGTTCCTCCCTCCGTACCTCGCTTGTCGTAACCCACGGTAAGGAACCTGTCGTTGATCTCGGACAGCCCCATGCCTACACCGTCATCGCTTATCACCAAGGAATCGCCGGCTTGATCGAAAACGATGTGCACATTCTTGGCCTCGGCGTCCCAGCCATTCGCAACGAGCTCGCTGATGACGGCGGCAACATTGCTGTAGAGCCGAATACCCAGATGCTCAAGCACCCGAAAATCGAGTTTCATCCTGAACTTGTTAGTCATCCTTGCGTCCTCTCTCTTTTAGCGTTTTGAGACCTTGGTATGCACGCTGATCTGCTCGCCAATCGCGCGACCCAGCGGCGGCGGTACCGCGTTCCCAATCAGCCGCCCAATCGACAAGAACTCCGGCTCGGCATCCGGGCGAACGAATGCATAGTCACGAGGAAACCCCTGCAGCATCGCGGCCTCTCGCAGCGATATGGCGCGATCCTGGTCGGGGTGGCCGAATCTACCCGTCCCGAAGTTATACGCCTGCGTTGTGATCGTGGGGGCGGGCTCGCTCCACGTCATCCGTGCGTACACACTCTGGAAGGAGGCCCCGGTTGCCCGCGTATGACACGGCGACCGAAGATGAGACGGCCAATCCCGCCACGTGCCTCCAGGCTTCGATGCCCGAATTCTCGCGAGATTCAACGGGGTGAGCGAGCGTGCCTTATGCAGTGGATCAGCCGGATCGGCCTGTCCGGCCTGGAGCTTTGGCAGCCCAGCGATGACGTCTTTGACAGTAACAAAGTTACTCGCATCGTTCGTCTCCGCAGGGAAGCCGATGGGCCCCAAGAGCGATGCCAGCAGTACAAGCCGCCTGCGATGTTGCGGCAGCCCATACTTCGGCCCATAGCATGACTTGTAAGCCACGCTGTATCCGACATCTTCTAGCGCACGGACGAATCTCGCGAAGACTTCGGTCGACTTCAACCCCGGGACGTTTTCCATGGTGACCAGTTCCGGGCGAGTCGCTTCGACCAAGCGCCTAAACTCGTCCAACAAAGGCCACTTTTCATCCCCCTTCGTGTCCGTGCCGCGACGGAAGCTCGAGAATGGCTGGCAGGGCGCGCAGCCCGCCAGGAGCCGAAGGCCTCTTTTCGGCCAAAGCTGCAT